GCCAGTTCCATACCAACGCCCTGTTCGCCCAGGTTGAACCATTGGCTGGGTAACATGCCCACATCTCTGACCTGATAAAGAACGGTGTCACAAAACACTTGGTAAAGTTACCGCCACCCAACTCATCAAATACCTGTCTGCGGTTACGCTGATCCAGTACAGAGGTTAGGTTCTGCCCGTCATTGATATAACAATCGTTGACTCCAAACACAAAATGTCCGTTTGGAAATTCAGCCATACACCGCCTGTTAATGGCACCTGTTGACTCTGAAATCTTATAGAAACGGAAGATAAACGGTGGGCCAATAAACTGTGCGCCCCACACAGAATCTTCTTTGTAAATCATAAACGCATCACGCAGTTCCGACCCGTCTACAATCTTTCCAGGCGTATCTGCTAACTCATACTCACCCGCATCCTGTGTCGCATCCGTTTCATCCCATGAGGAAGGTACGGTATTGAACGCAGCAGAGTTTGACCACTTCAGTAGCCGTGGGTAATTCACCCCAGCATTGGTTTCACCGCTTCCCCGTGTATAGTTCATAGCAAACATAAACTGCTTGAATGAACGCAGAGATTGACACGTTGCACCAGTAGGCCAGTTACTTAAATCTGAAAACTTTGTTGCTAGTGATGCCGGTGACACCCACTGTTGAGGTGTATCTACTCCGTTATTAGCGAAGATTACACCACCCATCACTCCACCTGTCCAACCCTTTTCCGTGGTCATGGCATAAAGGTCGTTTGCTCTGGTCAGGTTGGCTTGGTTGGTTCCGTCTGTGGCAAAAATATGATTTACCCCAGCATAAACCCAATACGCATCCGTGCCTTGAACAATAGAGGTAATCCAGTACGGGTCAACAGAGATACGCCCCACTTCCTGGTCAGCGAAAGCGTCTATATGCCCCTGAAACTTCTCAATAGAATCTTCATAGGCTCTGACATTTTCACCATCAGAGAAGGCGTTATCCGGAAGGTTGTATGGCAACACATCCTTGATAACCCCGTACTGTCCTAATTTGCTAATTGCTGGCATTTAGTCTTTTTTACCCATTTCTTCTTTCACTTTTAATCCTGCCCGTGCAGCAGCATACAGTCCAGCACCAACCGCACTTAGCGGTTCAACTGGCAGACCAAAAATACTTGCAATCATTGGTATAATCATTGCCCAAAATTCACTTGTTTTCCATCCTGATTTCATTCTTATTCTCCTATCCGCAGACGTAAATCCCAAACAGAATGCCCATACTAAAGCAAACTACCCAGGGTAAGATTTTCCCGATAATATCCATAAATAAAGCCTCCATTAATGGCCCAATCATTAGTGCCGTTCTTTTTCTATAGCATCAAGGCGTTTGTCTAGTGCTTTGATGGAATCTTCTTGTTTTATGTTCCAGTTTCTAAACTGATCCAAGCGTGTAGAGGTGTCCTGCATTTCATCTATCTCTTTAGACAGGTCCATAACAGTTGTGGTTAGGTAACCGCCCCAAGCAGTAAAACCCATCAGTATTATAACACCGAATGCTTTCGCTATTGTTTCCCACATACTATTTATGCATAGAATCTTTAACAGCTTCTATTTTATTATGCAGAGCCGTTATGTCAGCCTTATATTCATCTCGCTTAATAACGTCAGCCGTTTGGGTTACTAGGGTGTCCATCTTGCTGTCAATCCTGTTTAGCCAAGGCTTGATTTCTGCCTGCATATAATCATGGGTAACAAAATCGTCATGCATTTTAAGGTCGTCCATGATGTGATCTGACAACGCTTCTGCCGTGTCATCTACACGCCCAGTAAGCCTCTGCCACATCCAAACAACAACACCAACAAGGGCAACCCAACCCCACTTGGCAGCCTCAAGAACTATGTTTGGTTCACTGGTCATATACTTAAGCTAGCCCTTAATGCTCGTTTATCTGCATACCTCTTTAGCGTTTCCGGTGACAATCCTGCTGTCCCGTAAGCAGTTATAATATCCTCTGCATAGCGAGGGAGTGTTTGGTCAGATCGTGCCATACCTTCTTTCCATTGCTCTAAAGCAGAAGGGCCAACGTAAGGATCAGGAGTATTACCAGCATCTATCCATTCCTGAACCATCACACGGTGTCTGTTCCCCATATCATCAGGGATAGTGGTACGCTTAGTTGATTTGTTTATAAGAAACGAACCATCCTCTTGAAATTCACACTCTAAAATATTCATAACTCTCCTTAATGTCTCGCATCAAATACAACTCTTGTGGTGTCGGTGGTGTCTCTAGTCATAGCGGCCGCATTACCAGCCGTTCCAGCTCCACCTGATAATCTAAACCTCATGGTATTTTTGCCGATCATTTCTTGAGCGTATGAGGTAGCTACTGTGTTAGTGTTGTCGTACCAAATTCTATAAGTGCCAACAGCCGATACCTCAATAACAGTGGGAGTTGCCCTAAACTCTTTCCGAAAATGGACATAATAATAATGAACTCCCCCTGTTGGTGTCCACCCCATAGTAATAGGCTCGTTGCTTGTGTTTGTGAAGTCAAACTCTTGAACATAATAATCTACTTGATCCCTCACCACGGCAATCGGAGGTGACGTAAACGTGGGAGCCGTTGGACCGAGGTATAGGCCGACTTGTGCAAACTTACAGAAGTTAGTGGCATTATCCATTCCGGCGACTTGGTTAGAGGTACAATAATCCTTTGCTCCTTCCCATGTATCAGCAGTTCCTTGAAATGTCGCACCACCATAAGAACAGAAGCCAACTCGCAAACCAATATCAGCATCAGTCAGAAGCCATGTGCCAGATGTGTCCAGCGTTACGGTTTCCGTATGTTTCTCCCATGTATTTGTAGTGCTTTGTGTATACTCATATACATAACTTCTGTCGGAAGCAGAGTTACTAAAGTATCCACAAAATGTCCCTGTCTTAGTATGCTTATGCCAGAAGGACAACGTAACCTGTTGCTGGTCAAGTTGAGCAAAATCAGAGCCAGTAACCTTATACTCTACAACTTGATAATCACCAGCGGCTACCGCAGTTTCAGCAGTTGTTACATCAAGGCTCATAGAATATGTAGATGAGTGTCCTGATTCTGCAACCGTAGGAGCATCAGAGAGTTGGTCAATGTCCAGAACAAGCTCACCACCAACATGAAAGTTTTCCCACAATGCCGCACCGTAAGCACTATTAGCTATAGCAGTTATATTTCCTTGCGGATACTGCGTAAAATCTCCATCAATAATAAAGTTTCTTGCCCCTGAATCTGGAACCCATGAAACACCTTCCGTATCACTGGAATCAGATACAAGTTTAGTTCCATCAGCACCAACAGGAATTCTTGCTCCAGCAGAACCATAACCCTGAAGATCACCCTTGGTGGTTACATCAGAACCAGAAGATGTTTCCCATGTTAAGTCTGCCCCTGCACCACCAGATGTTAAGACTTGCCCGTTTGTCCCCGTGCCTAATCTCTGTAGCCCAGAAGCATCTTGGAATAGCACATCCCCTTGAGTCGTTAATACCGTAGTTGTAGCTGGGGTAGCCCAAGATAATTGACCCGCCCCATCAGTAGAGAGGAGTTGGTTAACCGACCCATCTGCCTGGGGCCATTTCTGTGCGTCCAGCACAATATCACCCGTAGTATCAGGAGTAATATTAATATCCCCAGCCGTATCTGTTGAGATGATTGTGTTACCGTTGACGTTGAGATTGTCAACTTGTAAAGCGGTGAGTGTGCCAAGGCTGGTAATGTTTGTTTGTGCCGCGGTAGTAACCGTGCCAGCAGTAGTTGCGGAAGTTGCGGTGTCAGCGTTGCCAGTAACATCACCAGTAATATCTCCCACAAATACTGTGGAAGTGACTGATGTTGCGCCAGTAACCACACCAGCATCTATGCTTAAAGTTCCATCAATTAGAACAGCAGAGCCAGCAGCAGGAACTATGTTAACAGCCCCAGTGCCTGCGGTAATGCTATTCCCATTAATGACAAGGTTATCCACGTTCCAAACATCTACCTTGGAAGAAGAGTCAACTACTACGCCCTTGGAAGCCGTAACCGTGCCAGCAGTAACACCGTCTAGAACATTAAGTTCTGTGTGTGTTGCTGTCATAGCCCCACTGATATTAGGTAGGTCAGTGGTCAACGCAAGTTTTATGTTGCGTATATGATCGTCACCCTTAGACCTGGAGTCAGTTCCTAGGGGGTTAGTGGCATCAAGGTCGTCTATGTGTGCTACAGTTTCTAAACCCATTTTTGCCCCTTATTGTAAGCTGTATTCGATTACATACGTTCCGTTGTCTGCTGCGAAAGCCAACTTTATATCAACCTCAAAAATCCCCTCAACATCCATATAGAACCATCCCGTAGCACCTGAAAGTGCCGCTAGGTTGCCACTTGCACCCAATAAAGGTCTGCGTGGTGCGGTAAAGTCTGTGCTGGTTGTTGGCCCAGCAATAGTGCCAAACGTGGAATCTGCTACTGGGCTTGCATCAATCTGAAACTGATCAAAAGCCTGTACAGATGCGGTAACACGCACAAACAAACGCTTGTACATTTCCGCGTGTATGGTTAAAACACTTGTTAAAACTTGGTCCAGGGTAGCAGAAGTTGTCGAGCTACTATGGAATTGAGATACATTGGGTGGCATTTTATTCTCCTATTATGCTACAGCACAGCCTTGGTTACCGACCATGTACCACTTCGCAGCAGTAAACAGTAAGTGACAGGAATCCCCATCATCACCAAAAGTTATTGTCGTACCCTGTGCAAAGTTGCTAGGAGTCAAGGTTGCGTCACCGCTAGATTGATCCACGCACACGATATATAAATGTTGCCCTTCTACCCCGTCAGCCAACGTTAATGCGTCAGCAGAGTCAGTAGTTATTTCATGGATAGAACCAGTGATTGCTACTGCACCAGCACCCGTCAATGATGTAGTTTCGGATGTCATAAAAGCACCCTGTACATCCACCTTGCCCGACCCTTTTGGTATCAGGTTAATGTTGATGTTCGTATCACCACCTGTTGCAGATAGTGAAGGCCCAGCACCCGT